ACTAATGCCCCTAAACCTGTTTCAGTGGGACGAGTTACTTGTTGGCTCATTACATTTAATAATGTACTAATATCCGTAAAGATATTTTTTAAAAGTTCTACAGTTGAATCACCTAATAAAACGGATTCATTAGCATCTTTAGACCCTAGAAAGATTTCACCAGCTTGAACTACAAATGGACCAGTTACATCTACATTAACAGATTGAACTGCATTTAGATTTATAGATTTTTTAGATGATAAAAGTAAGTGATCTTCTTTAGTATTAAATACTAAACGGCCTGAGGTTAATATTATTTGCTTACCCGCGTATTGATTTGGGGTAGTCGGAGCATTTTGGGATTGATAACTATCATAAAATGTAGAAGAGGTATCTAACGGTAGTTTTTGAGTCGAACCCATCCATATACCTGCTTGATCTTTATTTATATCTTCTAAAATTAATGTTTGAGCTGAGGTAGTAAGATTAGGGTTTTGACCATTTCTTATAATAGTAATGGGATCTCCATTATTTCCTACTGAAGACCAAGGATTTAAAGAACTAGAATTTGCAATATCAGTACTACCAAATCTAATACTATTACCAAATCTACCCTCAATTATAGTATCTCCTTCAAAAGGGTATAAAGGAAATATATTAGCCTTTTCAGTAAAATAAACTCCAGGTTTAAATTCATTTGAGGGTTGGACCGAACTTTGATTAGGTGAACCTGCCTCTATTTGATCTAAGGTTTTATTAGTACTAGGGGGGCTAACATTAATATAAGGGTTAGGAGTAGGATTTGTGTTTACATTACCCCATAAATTAAAAGCAGTGAAATAATAGTAAGTAACTCCACCACTATTTTCATAATATTTAGAAGAAGGGCCTGAGATTACAAATACTACTTCGTTAGTTAAAGGATAACTTTTTATATTAGGGAAAAATGGTTTGGCTGAGATTATTTTAGCTCCTTCAGTAGTAGCTTTAACATTCATAATTTCAGCTCTAATATTACCATTAAATAATGTAGTAGATTGATCTATTTCTAAAACTCGAGCAAATAAAAATTGTGAGGATAATTGTCTTAAAATATCCTCATTACCTGTACTTTGATTATTACCCCCAAAAACACCCATTACTTACTTTTTTGGATTTTGTCTATTTCATCCAATAACTGTTGTTTTTCCTCTTCACTAATACCTAAACCACCATCTTCAGCAGTATTAGATAAAGCACGTTGAACTAATGTTGCCATTTTAATAAGGGCATCATCGTTTTTAACCCCGATTTCTAAATATTCCTTTATAAGAGGAACAATAAGGGTAGCATCACCAATGTCGGAAACCATTGGTTTTAATTCGGAAATAAGCGCTGATACCTGCGCTTCACGGCGTTTTTGGTTATTATAAATTTCCTCAAGTAAGTCCGAGAATTTCTTTTTACCAAAAACTACTTTGTCAAATTGTTGGCTCATATTTATGACATTTATTTTTTATAAATATGAATTATTTAAACTTTACATACCCGTTTTCTAAATAGAATATATAATTAGATTTAAATATATCGTATAATTGATTAGCTATTTTAGTAATCTTAGGTGTTTTTACATCTACAATTTCTCTAATGTAAATATAGAGTACTTTTTTATTGAAAACATCTATCTCTTCTCGTTTCCTAAATAGTTCTAAAACAGCATCAGCTACAATAGCATCTTTATCTTTAGGGAATAGATCAAATATGTTTTCAGTACAATATTCTACAAATAGATCAATGTATGTATTTAACCTATCATTAGAAGAAACATCATCTATAGTATAAGAATGGTTATCATCTTTATATAGTTCTTCTACTGGGGCTTTGTCAATGCGTTTTTTATAGTTTTTTTGATTAGAAATAATCAAATAACGCTTAGCTATAGTACCAAAATAAGAGTAAGCTTTTGCTCCTCTTTCTGGGTTGAATAGGTGGATTTTAGAAAGTAAAAAGGTAATTACCTCATGTTGGAGGTCTTCAATATTATCGACTTCAGTATAATAAAACTTAAAAGTATGAATAATATTTTCCGTTAATTTAAAAAACGGGTAGTGAATGCGAGCGTGGTAAATTTTCTCTTTTTCAGGAAATGAGGTTGATGTATTATACTCAACTATAGCATTTTCAGTGTCTTGAGTAAAGTAGTTTTTATCCGATTTAGGTTTAGGCATAGTAAGATATCAGAGTTTGCGAAGTTGGAACTCATTTAAGATATCTTGTAGTTGCTTAACAGCTTGAAAGAAAAAACCTATTTCATCATCACTTTTAAAGGTACCGCGTGAATCAATATCCTTTAATTTACTATCCGAAACCTCTATTACTCGAGAAATTCGGTCTAAATAGACTAAATAACTCGCCAAGATATCTTCTTGTTTTTCGTTTTTACGTAGAAGATTAAAAGTCGTGTATCCCAAGATCACGACAGCAATCGATAAGATGATTACTAAATATATCATAAATTATCTAATAAGTTTTTTAATCCTTCACTTTTAATTGAACCAAGAGCCTTTTGCTGTTTGTTTTGAGCAGCTTTGGGCTTATCATTCAATGTAAAATTTTTCCTTTCAGAAATCACGGGATTTTTAAATTTTGGAAACCACTCACGTTCAAACTCAATACGAGCAGCCATCATATCACCAAAGTGAAGAACAAATGGGAGACAAGTACGTGGTTTTTGTTCTGGCATATAAGTCATAAGATATTTCTTATTGGCCTCATCGTACAAACCATCGTGTGTTTGAATTGCAAGCATCTCGTTGAACGTGTACTGGATCCCGTGTGATTGAAGCATGAACAAACCACGGTCTGGAACTGAAGCAAATGGGAGTTTAGTGTTGAACATGTAATCTTCACCTAGCTTATCTTTGCGCCATTGATCAGTCTGGGGGATGTATGACTCGTGGTCTTCGTCTCCCATTTTACCTAGGTCGTGATTAAGAGCAGCAAATACTAGTTCCTCAATAGTGTAACCAGACATGTCTGCACCCTCATCAGCCCACAATTGGTGTTGCTTAAGAGCACAACGTACAACACGAATAACGTGTTCTACATACCCCCCAGGAAAAGCATTGTGATATTCTTTCTTGTGAGCAGCAGGCATAAGCATAACGCGCTCAGCATACTGATTGTAGAATTCAAGTAGTTTTTCTTTACGGGGTGAAGAAATGTGTTCTTCAATGATACCCAAAAATACGTTCCAATTGTTTTGGATTTGTTCTGCTGTAAGATTCATAACTATTTGTTTTGATTAATTATTCGCGTTCTACCATGTTACCAAGGTCTTCCATTTGCTCATCAATTTCATCAATAAGTTTATGAATGTCTTGGGGTGAGTGAGGACGTGTAGATAGAACTCGGATTGCTTTTAATTTACCATCGATTCTACCTAACTTGCTTAAAAATAACTCTTTGTTTCTCATAATTTAGTTGTTTAATATATATAAATATGGGGATATCTTTATCTCCTTATCTCCCGGTCTTACCCGTCTCATCCATCTCATTCATTTTCCCCTCATTTCCCTAATTCCTGTACCTCCAAGTTACGGAAAAAAAATTAGGAGGGCAAGTTTTTTGTAAGAAGATCTTTTATTTTTTTAATGTGAGCACACTTTTCATATTCCTCTATTTCTTCCCAAAAATTAATAGCTAAATTGCAAGCTGCAACTGTATGTTCATCTGAAAATATTCTAGAAGCATCTATCCCTTGTTCTGATTCTGGGTTAAAGTCTTTAATATAGGCCCATGCTCGAGTATAGGTAACAAATTCCCCCACTTCATCGTTACCAATAGCCATAAATTCTGCCAATTCAGGCATATGTTTTCTTAGGGCTTCTAACTTAGAATCCATGTCTTTTTGATTTAAAATAATCTTTTTAAACATACCTAACTTAAATGCATGAGTTTTTTGAAGGTCAAGTAATGCTGCCTTTTCATTTAAATAAGCATTGTCTTCAAAAGCATTAAATATGTTATCTAGATTCATGGAAATTCGTCTAAATCAGTCTCTACTCGGGTACGTCCACTTTTATAAACAGTCATTCTAGTAGGATACCAATCATCGAAAAAACCAAATACTATTTTCTTATCAGTTACTTCAGTTAATTCACAATTAATTTCCCCCATCCATTCTAGAACATCTTCTTTATTAAAGGTTCCCTCTAAAAAATAGTGATGAACTATTCGAGCATATTCTTTTATACTATTTTGTGTTCTCACAAACATAAATATTATTCTTCGATAGCTAGTATTTTAGCACAACTATCTAATAATAAGGTATATTCGATTTTTAATTGATCCAAATCAAAATTAAGCTCTAAATCATCTATTACTATACCTAATATAAAATCTCTCCATTCTTTCTGATCATAAAATTTCTTCAGACCCCATATATGTCTAAATGTATTAAATAGTTCTCTATACTCAGGTTTAGAATCAATCAAGGGGTACCACTCGTGACCATGTTTATTAAACGGAATATATTGAAGATAGATATTAGGGAGTAATACTTTTGAGTTAAGATTTAAAGTACTAACTATTGCAGCTAATAAATATTGTTCAATAAATATCGTATCACGATTATAGGGAAGATGCGGGTTTTGCGCGTTATTTTTAATAATTCCTACAGCCCAACTATACCACGTGTCTATAAGAGTTTTATTATTAAAATACATGAAAGCACAATTAATAGGATTTACATCCCAATTTAATTTAGAATAATTTATTTCTTCTAAAAATGTTTGAGGTGTTTCATATACATTATCTTCATGTAATGCATCAAAATTTTCTCTATGATATCCTATAAAATCACATTCCCAATCAATATCATGGGGTAGTGAGGGGTAAAAATCATTATCTATAACTACGAATTTTTCCTCAATTTCTGAAATATGTTTTATAGCATAAATTTTACAAAAACTCCAATATTTATTTAATAAAGGTTTAAATGGGATATTTTCTAAAACATCTATATTAATTTCGTCATAAGCTTTATCTAAACCATAAGGTTTTATATAATCTAAAAATTCTTGATTGCAATATAATTTAATAGAACCATAGTGTTTTTTCCAAAATAAACATGAAGCTAAATTTACGAGTAAATCTATCTCATGATATTCACCCATTTCTTTAGATTTATAAAATACGTGATATGCGTTCATATTTGAAATCTTTTTAAATAAAATTCTACCTTACTATATAACTCAGGATAGGTATTTATTATATAATTTAAGGTATTTGTTGTAAAATTATATCTAAGTTCGGGATTTTGATGTAAAACCCGTTTCCCAGCCCATAAATGACTAATTCCTGATTTATCTAAAATGTCATAAGGTTTAGAATAATCATTACAATCGTATGGATATTCTGTAAGGGATCTAGAAGTAAAATTTTTATCTTGAACTATATTACCTAATATTTTTTGTTCACAGAATATAGTATAAACCCACTCTTTATCTTGGTGGGTTAAATTTTCACTAGAT